TCCCAAACTCGTTTTATAAATACTCCAATGTTGGTAAATACTGCTTTTGCCGCTTCCCAAACTCCAAATAAAATTTCTCTAAATCGTTTGGAATGATTCCATAAATAAACGAATGTGCCAACTAGAGCCATAACGCCAATAACGACCAACCCGACTGGAGACATTAACATGGCTAAATTCAAACCCAGTTGTGAGGCTGTTGCCGACCTTGTAGCACTTGTTATACTTGATATTGATTTGGCATAAATTTTATTTGCAATTGATGAAATAGAAGTCATTACACTACTTTCCATCATGATTGCATAATTGAGCCTTAAGGATTTCCATGTTTTTCCTAAGCCGCTATTGGTATCACCCAACTTATCTTTAAAAGCATCGTAGCTACTTGTTAATACATTTACATGCGAAGCAGTTTGCGCCACAACTGTTAGTCCTTGAAATCCACCTTGAATAAAAGGGGCCATATTTTCGGTTATACTAAAAAAGCCAAGTTTAACATCTGTTAATGTTGCCCTCCAACGATTCATGCGCTCTTGGTAACTACCCATAACCACATTGGCTTGCTCTACTGCTGTATTAGTTCCCGTAATCTTTTTTGCCAGTTCATCCTGTGCGTCGGCGCTTTCGATTAATGCAATTGATGCCGCCATATTTTCTTTACCAAAAACCTTTGTCATTAATGCCGTATCGCCCATAACAGGTTTTAGCATTCGCAATCTATCCGTTAATGGAATACTAGCATTTGCAAGTGTAGCTGTACTAATTCCCATCTGTTGCAATCCAAATGTGGCATCTTTACTGGCAAAACGTCCTTCAGATAGTGTGGTTAAAACATTTCGTAATGCCACACCGCCTTCCGCTCCTTTTTTTCCCGCCTTATCCAACATTTGAATAGCTGCGTTCGTTTCTACAAAATTCAACCCTGTGGTTTTCGCCACCATACCCACTTGCTCTAATGCTTGTTTGATTTGTGGCAGTTCGGCCGAACCTTCTTTAGCACCCGCCGTCATCACGTTCATCATGTCGGCCATTACTTTACTCGCCGCAATTGGGTCTTTAGTAGAAACGCCGTATTGATTCATCGCTGTGGTTAGAACCTCGGTTGCCGCCACGGTATCGCCACCCATTGTTTTAGACAATATATTTACATTATTGCCCATCAATTTCATGGCTTGAGAATTTTTGGCAATCTCTGGAGACAACTGCGAAAGAATCAATTTATAAGAATTGACATTTTGACTAGCGTCTGTACCAAATGTTTTGGCACTATCACGAGCGGCCTTTTCAATATCTTTTAAACCTTGACCTGTTAGACCAGTAATGGCGCTTAAATCTGCCATTTGTGTATTTAGAGCAATACCTGGTACGAGTAAATTATCGAAACTTTGACTTAATTCATCAATATTAGCTCTAGCTTCTTTAAATGCTAAAAAAGACTTAAAGCAATCACCAAATGTTTTGGTGGTTTGGCGTACATTATTCTGAACTTTATTTAAATCCTCATTCAATGCAGTTAATACGGCATGACCGTTTGAATTAATTGTAAGATTATAGTTTAATCCGTTCATTTTAATATCTTTGTAAAAAAGTTTTTGTTATGCGTTTTTTAAAATGGTTTTTTAGTGGCTTTTGGAAAATTGTATTATTCTTTGTGATTAACGCATTGATGATGCTAGTGCACCCGGCTATTCCATTTATTGTTTGGCCAATGCTAGTTATCTATCTTTTTTATTTAGGTAGAAAAACAAATTAATCGTTTCCGCCAAACAAATTCTTAAACATATCCGCTTGGTTTTTTAACCGCCATTCCTCTAGCCATATCGCTTTAGCGTAATACTCGCCCCATTGGGTAACTTGTAATTCTTTGGGATTAATTCTAAAATTTGCCATTATTAAAGCATCACCTTGCATTGTTCCCACATCGTCCCCGCCGTTTTGCAGACGGGCTACAAGTTTTTTACGCTAACCGAAAAGGAATTCATGTGTTGTGCCAAACCTTCCAACGCTTTAAGTTTTGCGAAATCTCTTTGATTTATCTCCTCATCAACTTTCACAACACAGTTTTCGTAAAGTGCTATCGTACCCTTTATTTCGCTGTTTTTACCAATGGCTCCAGTGGCTTCTAAAACCTCAAAAGTGGGTTCTTTGAAAATGGCGTTAAAAGTGTTTTCGCCTTGTTTAACATCTACAACAACTAAAAAGCCGTGTTTCTTTTTTAATGCTTCAATTTGTGGTTCAGTTAAACCACATACTAATTTTTCTGATGTTCCTACTGCTGATTCCATTTTGTTTTTTGTTTTAAGTATTTTGTTTGTTACTAATTCCCCCTCCAGGAGAGGAGGGGCTTTTAGCTTTGTTTTATGCGATATGCGAGATGAGTAATTCTAGTTCAATTTCTTTTGACATATCGCCTTCCTTCCAGTCGAAAGTGGTTTTCTTAAACTCACAATTTTTTAAAGTGTGTTTTACCATTCCACCCGTTTCTGGTTGGTATAAAACCACCACAGGAAAGGGCGCAATATTATGAAGCTTACCTCGTGGTGCTACTGCCTGCATTGCAAAAACAGTGGCAGACAACAAAGTGATTGACCCCGTTGTTTTTACCCTGCCATAGCCACGAGATACAGGATTTCTCCCCGCCCCATAGATGTTTTCTTTTTCTTGCTCCTCCTCATACTTTATAGCTCTAATACCAATGATAGGAGTTGCCGATATGTTTACCACAATATCTGCCCAGCCGTATTCACGACCATTTATTAACGGAGTTATATCTACTAATGGCATAATTTATACTTGTTTTGCGAAACCAATGTTTACAACTATCTCACGCAATACGCCCACAGGAACAATTTTTAAGACCACTGTGATTTTTGAGGTAGCCAAAACATCTTGGCTTGGGTTTATAAATACTTTAAATCCTGAAACTTCGCCATCTCTTTCCATTTGTTCTAATGGAATAGAGGCAATGGCTTCTAGCGATGCAATAGAGTCGGCACTAATTTCTCCAGTATCGGGGTTTATATAAATAGGCCCCGAAATTTTAGGCAACAACTTGATGTAAACACCTCTTTGTGCTTTATCAATAGTTCGGTTGTTTTCTAAGTAAACAAAATCGCTATCCAGTGCCGTACAAGTAAAACTATCATTAAAAAAAGTCCCTGTGTAGCCAATATGTTTAATTGGAAATAAGTAACCTTTATCGTGAATAGATTGCACCTGTGCGGGTGTTAAATCTCCTAATAATGTGCCATCAATAAATGATACTACATCTAATTCACGAGCCACAACTACGTTACCAGTTAATGCTTTGGGATAGGTTCCTGTAACCAAGTTCTGTTTTTCAACCCAAGCAATACTCTCGTGAACTTTGGCTTTTGAAATGGCACCTAAACAAGCACCTATAATTCCAACTTTTTTACCAACTATTCCCGAAACGTAGTTACCACGGCCAGAACCATCTTGACCGATGCAAATACTCAATCTTTCACAATTAAAAGTGTGTAAGTTTGGTAAAGCAATAAGATTGGCAGGAGTGATACTGTGAATTGACCATACAGCATTTAATGGCATATTAGCAATTGCCAACTCGTTTAATACTGTAGCGATAGTAGTTGCCATCGTGCTTAAATTAGCAAACGTAGTTACCAAATCTACAATTCCGATTTGTCTTAATTTAGCATCAGCAAACTGCTGTAATTGCTTAATGGCAACAAATTGACCGTCGTTATCTAGGATAGAAACGATGTATAATTTAGATCCTGGATTCACTCTGAAATATTCAAAAACATGGTAATGCAATACAGGATGTGTAGCCTGTGTTATACCCAATGTTTCTAATTGTTCGGCTTCTATAAGCAAGGTTTTTGCAAGGTTAGGCTCTCCGTAAACTACCAAACCACTAAGGTGATCTTCGCCTGGTAGTCTTCGTGCCAAACCGCCGCCCTCTCTATTAAATAAAACTTTATTCATAGCTTATTTTTTAGCCTTTGGTTTAACCGCTTCAACTAGCTCTGTTTTTTGTTCCGCTTCTGTTGGATATAAAACTGGTTCAGTAGTAGCAACCGCTTCAACTAGCTCTGTTTTTTGTTCCGTTTCTGTTGGATATAAAACTGGTTCAGTAGTAGCAACCGCTTCAACTAGCTCTGTTTTTTGTTCCGCTTCTGTTGGATGTAAAACTGGTTCAGTAGTAGCAACCACTTCAACTAGCTCTGTTTTTTGTTCCGCTTCTGTTGGATATAAAACTGGTTCAGTAGTAGCAACCACTTCAACTAGCTCTGTTTTTTGTTCCGCTTCTGTTGGATGCAAAACTGGTTCATAGTCATATCTGTGATGCGGTTTAACGGTTTTGTCTTCTAATGTTTTAGCGTGATTTTTAGCATCTGCATCAGTAAAAAAACACTGACTATCGGTAGTCTCAAAGTAACAATCCAAATTTGGGTTTGCTTTAAATATTTCGTTTTTCATAACTTAAATAGGTTTATAAATTTTTAGAATTAATTTGATTGTCCAATAAAGAAGGAATCCTATAAATATCCTGCCCAACCAAATTTGTAATTGTTGCAAAAAAGTAAGTACATTAACTTCAATAGGTGGTGGCGTTTTTACTGTAGTAACAACCTCGTGAGTAGCTTTATAATGTGCCAATAGTTCTTGAGCTCGAGCTTCACAATCTACCTGAACTACGTTATTCAAAAGGCGAATCTTTGGGCTTTTTAATATGCGCCCTGGTTCGCCCTGAATAACATTTTTTAAGACAATTTTTCCGCCTTGGCATTCAAGTAAGGCTTTTAAAGAACTGCTGTCTTTTTCTATTTTGAAAACAGTATCGTGTACCGTTTCTGTTATTGTTTTCGTGGTTTCATTCTGCACCACAATTGGCTTGCTACTTCCGCAACTAGCCAATGCGATGAGAACTAACAAACAAACAACTATATTTTTTATTGATTTCATAATCGTATAAATGCTTTAATAGTTTTTATATTTCTTTTTCTTCTGCAAACCTTGTAACCCTCACGACTTCCGTCATCGTTAGTATTCCCTTCGATAGTATAAATAGTTTTTTCAATTACTTTTTCAACTATTCCAGTATGTCCTAATCCTTTGCCAAAATCCATGATGAATACATCTCCAGCTTGTGGCAAGTGTGTACATAATAATGGCCTAGAATTGTACTGATCCATCACGCCGCCTGTTTTCTTTAAAGGGTTTTTAAATCCTGTTTTAACAGCCGATTGATTTACGCACCAATACACAAATGCCATACACCATGAATATCCTTGACCAAGTCCTACACTTTTTAGGTATATTTCTACTTCGGTTCCTGCATTGCTTCCTTTTGGCATTTCTTCAACACCAATTTGAGAGATTGCGGTTTCAAGTGTTTTTTTAGCTAATTCACTCATTCAGCTTTTCCGTTTAATTGTTTGTATTTTCTTATCTCATGGGTCAAATTCTCAATTTCTATAAGTAGTAAATCAATTTTTTTATCCCGTTCTAAAATTTTACCGTCTTGGATTTTTATAATATCTAAACATTGATTTATTCTAATGCCCGCATCATCTAAAAGACTCTTATAAAAATCTAATTGGGATTTATCGTTCTCAATTTCTTTAGCTTTCAATTCTAAAGTTTGTTTACTACGACTAAAAAACCAAGTGATTAAGCCGACGAAAAAAACAGTTAGAATTTGGTATAAAAATTTCTCCATTTGATGGTTTAAAAAAAAGGCTACTACTTTTGCAGTAGCCTTTTGTTATCTATATAATTACTCCCGAGTATCTATCCATTACAGGAACTGCAATGAAATAATGACGAATCGCATACTCATTTTGTTGAGTTTGTGGAGCAGATTTAGCATCTGCAAAATATTGTTTAGTCAAACCAGTTTTCTTAACAATATTCTCTGGGTGGAAAATAACAGATGCATTTCTATCAGTTCCACCTGGAACAGCTCCCCACGCTTTTTTAACTCCCGCAGCTGTATACATTGGATTGTCTACGTTTTCGTAAACTTCAAATCCAGCCAAAACACCTTTAATGGTACCAGCCAAGTAATCGGCTAATTTGTCGGCATATTTGTTTGAATTGTCTTCTAACAAATCGGTTACGTGATCGTCGCACAAAACGATTCTTCTACCACGTTTTTTGCACTTAGCGTCATTCATTGCCTTTCTTGCAGCAACTAAGTCTTTCCAAAGCATTTTTCTACGTCCACCAACTGTAACCTCGTCACCTGTACATTGAATTACAAATGTTTTGTTGGCAACGGCTGCCTGTGGAGCAATAGAGTGAATTGCTTTTGCAAATTTTGATTCAGTAATATCATCACGATGTGACTTTGTTATTGTATCAATTTGCTTATAACTAGAACCATTTGCTTGATCATCAGTCAAAGTAGTAACTTTCGTTTGGTATTTATCCAATTGAACAGTCATACTGGTATCATCATAAGCAACCAAAGCAATAGGATAAGTCGTATTGTTAATCAATACGCCTGGTCTAAAAGTGGTAATTGGAATATGAATGATATTTGATTCAGATGCTGAACCAGAACCCACCTCAAGAACCTGAGTGTCAATTTCTGGAATACCATCTAACCATGGAGCTAATTGCTCATCTTGAAGTAGAGCTCTTACTCTTGACTCCCACATTTCTGGAAATGCTGCTGGCATAATATTTTATTTATTGGTTAAACAATTTTTTGTAAGCTTCAGGATTTGATTCTTTGAAACTTAATTTTAACTCATGAGATAACTTCTCAAAATCATCCTTTGATGAAACAATAGCAGAACCATTACCAACTGGAGTTACTACTCCAGCAGAAAAATTTTGCTTTGGCGTGATTGATCCAATAACTGTATCTAATGCGTTTTCAGAAGCCAATCCCAAAGTGATCATTTCTTCTTTTTTGTCGGCTCCAAATTTTCCTTGAGTAATTCCCAGTTCTACTTTGGTTGTGATTCTTGTTTTTGCAGCCGCTTCTTGAGCTTCTTTAGCGTTTTTCGCTGCTAGTTTTAGCGTTTCGTTTTCAGAAGTTAAGGCTACAACACTTTGTGAAAGGCCTAAAACTTTTGCTTCAACATCTGACGAATCATGTCCGTCTGTAGGGTTGTCTTTAAAACCCAAAGCCATTAATGTGGCCATACTTAAAATGATTTTTTTCATTTGATTAAGATTAATTTTTTCTTCTGTTGGTGTGATTGAAAGGCAAAGTGTTTTAATCTCATCTTCTTTCATTAATTCGCCATTTTCGGCATACAATCGAACTGCATTTGCGTTAGAAGGGATTGCAACTATCGATACTTCATATAATTCACAAGCAATAAGCGTTAGTACTCCGTCAATCATTTGTAAATCTTCACGATTAAAAGCGATACCCATAGATGCCGCTTTTATAAAGCCACGTTCTACTTTTCCTTGTATCTTTTTTGAGTCTTCGTCTTCAGTATCAAAAACTGGTTTTCCCATTAGCAAGCCAGTCATTTTTTCGACTTCAACCCATTTTCCAATAACCGCCCAAGTCGAGTTATAATGTTGGTCTAACATTACAGGATTCGTATTGAAACGAGTTAATGAAATACCATCGGTTAAAATGCAAAAGCCATAAGAGTTCTTAATAGCCTCGTCATTGAAAATAAATGGATTAATTGGTTTTGGCATGTGCTAATTTTTTAAAATTCAGTTCGGCAGTTCTTGCCTTTTGTGATGACAAAGATTAGCCAAACACAACTATCAAAAAAATAAACGTTCGGTTTGCGAACACCTATGTTCCAATACTTAACATAGTTGTAAAGCAAGTAAACAGGTGTTTTTTTAAAAGGTTCTAATCGTTCAACTTTGCTAGTAAATAGTATAAAATGGCAGTTAGAAAAGAGACCGAAAAAGAGTATGCAAAATTACTTTTCATTAAACACAACATTGACCAAAAGGAGATAGCCATTAAAGTAAAGGTTACCGAGAAAACAATTGGAAAGTGGATTACAGAGGGAAAATGGCGAGAACAAAAACGCTCCCTGATACATACACGGACTAATATCATTCAGAAATTTGAGGATCAATTAGAGCGTTGGAATAGTGCGATTGAAAATAGAGACGACCAGCTTGCCAGTTCTAAAGAAGTTGATTTATTGAACAAACTGGCTTCGGGTATCAAAAAACTAGAAACAGAAATAGGTGTAGGCGAAATTATTACAACAAGCATGGAACTTGTTTCTTTTATTCGAACTATTGATTTTGAATTTTCACAAAAATTAACCGATTACGCCGACCTATACATTAATTCCAAAATTAAATAATGGCAAAGCAAACCGATAAAAATTACTTAAAAGCATGGAAAGAATTTCGAGACAATACTCGAAAAGCAACCCCTGTTGACTTAACTGAAAGTGCGGTCGATAAAGCAAAAAGAATTAAACATCTGGAATCGCACCCCGAAGAATGGTTTAAATATTACTTTCCAAACTTTTATACTTCAGAACCTGCACCGTTTCACATCAAAGCAACAAAGCGTGTTTTAAGCAATATGGAATGGTTTGAGGTTCGTTCCTGGGCTAGAGAATTATCGAAGTCTGGTAGAACGATGATGGAAGTACTTTACTTGGCAATGACGGGTAAAAAGAAAAACATCATAATGGCATCGTCAACATTCGACAATGCTTGCCGTTTGCTTTTGCCTTATAAATCAATACTTGAAGCGAATAATAGAATTATAAACGATTATGGTGAACAGCAAAGTATAGGTAATTGGGAAGCTGGCGAATTTGTTACTCGAAAAGGAGTTTCATTTCGTGCTATTGGGAAAGGTCAAACACCTCGTGGAACTCGTAAAGATGAAGTTCGTCCAGACGTTCTACTAATTGATGATTTTGATACTGATGAAGAATGTAGAAATATTGAAAGAATTAAAGCTAGTTTAAAATGGATTGAAGAGGCATTAATACCAACACGTTCTATCTCGGGTCATTTATTAATTATGGTTTGCGGAAACATCATAGCAAAATTTTGTTGTGTAACGGAATTAGCAAAAAAAGCAGATTATCATGACATCGTAAACATTCGAGATAAAGAAGGTAAAAGCACATGGCCAAACAAAAACACCGAAGCTTCAATTGATAGGGTTTTAAATACAATTTCATTCAATTCAGCACAAAAAGAATATTTCAATAATCCAATATCTGAAGGCGATATTTTCAAGGAGTTGACTTATGGTAAATGTCCGCCACTTTCATATTGTGAAGACGTGGTTGTTTATGCCGACCCCTCAACATCAAACAAAGACAAAGGAAACGCATCGACCAAAGCGATTGCCATTATAGGATACAGACAGCAAAAATACTATGTCTATAAAATGTGGGTAGATACTATGAGTAATTCCAAATTTGTAGATTGCTTGTATGAAGCTTACAAATATTTGACAATAAATAGAGTCGATACTAAGCGCATATATATTGAAAATAATTCACTTCAAGATCCATTTTACGAACAAGTTCTTTTACCGTTGATTTACCAACGTTCGAGAGAAAACGGCTTTACAATTCCAATTACTCCCGATAGTAGACGCAAGCCTGACAAGTTTTTTAGAATAGAAGGAACCTTAGAACCGCACAATCGCTTAGGACGCTTAATTTTTAATGTAGACCAAAAAGAAGAACCAAATATGGTAAGAACTCACGACCAGATGCTAGCCGTTTCTCCAACTACCAAAATAATGGACGCACCCGATGCTATTGAAGGTGCGTGTTGGCTCATTCAAAACAGAGTAGTTAAAAAAAATAGCATCTACGTTGTAGGACAAAGAAGCTCACGTAAATATTAAATTATGTTTTTAGAAAAAGAAGATTTAGGAAGTGTAATTTATGCTTACCAAGTAGAAGAAATTACCGAAGGTAACGATGATTTAGTATCACAAGCATTAGGTGCTGCAATAGAAGAAGCAAAAAGCTATCTGACTGCAAATGTGAATAGTTTAAAAACTTTCGACGGACGCATTGTTTATAATGTTGAAGTGATATTTAGCCAAACAGGACTAGATAGAAATTCATTGATATTACAGCATTGTTTGACTTTGGCCAAGTTTCATATCGCTGTTTTATGTAATGCCGATTTTATCTATGAGCAAGCCAAAGAGCGATACGATAGGGCGATTGATTGGTTTACAAAATTAGCAAAAGGCACGGTGGTTTTAACCTCACTACCTAGAATAAATATTGAAGAAACCGAAGACAGAAAGCCGTTTAGTTCAGGTTCAAGAACAAAATTTAATCACGATTATTAAGATGGGGAAATTTCAAGACATTATAAATATTGCTTTTGGCACAACAACTTTAGCAGCAGGAACAGGAACTATTACACAAACAAAAAAAGCAAATAGTTATGTTCCTACTATTGCACCTAAAACCATTTCGCAAACCCGTCAAGACATTAAGAATTATACTGACGCTAAGAATATGTTTTTAAATGCAGACAATCCAAAGCGTTATCCTTGGTACAACCTATTGGATACCATTATAGTCGATTTGCATTTGCAAAGTCAAATTAATAACCGAATGCTAAAAACACTTTCACAACCTTTTTTAATAAAAGATTTGAAAGGAAATTTAGACCAAGACTTAACCAGTTTATTGCAAAATGAAAAATTCATTTATCAAGTCAATAAAGCCATTTTACAAACTGTTTATTACGGACATTCACTTGGTGAGTTCGATTATGTAAATGGTCGCTTGGTTTTTAATTTAATACCTAGGCAAAATGTTGACCCTGTAAACGGCTATATTTTTAAAGATTATACCGATGATAAAAAAATAGAATATCGCTTGCAAAAAGAATACGGTTCTTGGCTCATTGAATTTGGAAACAATAAAGATTTCGGATTGCTAGACGGATGTGTGCCTCACGTTTTATTCAAACGATTTGCACAAAGTTGTTATTCTGAACTATGCGAAATATATGGCATTCCGCCTCGAGTGTTAAAAACAAACACGCAAGACAGGACTATGGTGGCTCGTGGTGAAAAAATGTTGAAAGACATGGGGTCTGCAGCGTGGTTTATTATTGACGAAAATGAAACCTTCGAGTTTGCACAAGGTGTTTCTACCAATGGTGATGTATATAAAAACCTAATGCAATTTTGTAATAATGAATTATCAATGGGAATCTCTGGAGCTGTTGTAGGTCAAGACACCAAGAACGGTTCTAATGGTAAAGAAAAAACCTCTATTGGAATCTTGCAAGATTTAATTGATAGTGATTTGTCGCTTATTGAGCAAACTTGGAATACAACTATTATTCCAGCGCTTAAAGTTTTAGGTGTTGTTACAAAAGATGCTGTTTACACTTATCCGCCCGCTGAAGATTTAGATAAACTTTGGAAAATGACAACCGAAGCCGACAAATTCAAAAATATTGAAGTAGATCCCGTTTGGATAAAAGACACGTTTGGTATTGAAGTAAAAGAAGTAAAACCGCAATCTGCGTCAGGAACAAAATTAAACTTAGAAGACTACGAGCGTTTTTTCGTTTAAGCCCTGAATATTTTGGGGCGTTTCACTCACGCATAACGAGTTTGTACAATTGTGGTTGCGATGATTGCAAAGGTAAAGCTACACTATTAAATTTATCAATTAGTGATGATTTTAAGCAACTTTTAAACGCTGGTAAAAGCGCCTTTAAACGTTTGCATGAAATAGGCAATTACAAGCCACAGGATTTGAAAACTGAAAAAGTTTATCAAGATTTGATTCATCAAACCTATGATGTGTTCAACTTTGCAATTACCGATAACGATATGCCAAACGAAATGCGAACCGCTTTACAAAGCGATGCTTTCCTTTTTGGCGGCTTAAAAACCCATGCGCAATTATTTGAAGCTTCAAAATTATTGCTCGATGATAATGGTAATTTAAAACCGTTTGATAAATTATCTAATGAATTTGACAAACTGAATCTAACATACAATAAAAATTATTTAGAAGCAGAATACGAGTTTGCTGTAAGTTCGTCGCAAATGGCGGCAGGTTGGTCTGAACTGGGAAGTTCAGAGCGTTATTTTTTGCAATATAGAACTTCTAACGACAATCGGGTACGTGATGAACACGCTGCACTAAATAATACTACTTTACCAAAAGAAGACCCTTTTTGGGATTCTTACTATCCTCCTAATGGCTGGCGTTGTCGTTGTATTGCAATTGAAGTCTTGAAAGACAAATACCCAATTAGTGATTCTGAAAAAAGCATTAAAGCAGGCGAAGCTGCAACCACACAAATTGGCAAAGACGGTAAGAACCGATTAGAGATATTTAGGTTTAATCCTGGTGCAGATAAAAAACTATTTCCGCCAAAGCATCCGCTTTTTGCAAACCGTTGTACTGGCGATGGCAAGTTATCAGTAACAGGATTGATTGGCGCACCAGTATTAATACTGTCGGCTGAAAAAAGTAAATGTGAAGCGAGTAAGATTATAGAAGAAATTCAAAAAGAGAACACAAGTAAAGCAATCAAACAAAGCCGAATTGATATAAAAGAATGGGCAAAAGATAATCTTATAGGTAAAACTGTAAAACATCCAAATATTGAAAAACCTATACTTTTCACAAGTACTGGAATTAAAGAAGCGTTAAATCAGCCACACAAATTTATATTAGAAAAGAACAAAGCGGTAAAAAATATTGAAAGCTTAATAAAGGATTCTGAATTTGTGAAATCAGATAAAGACAGTAAAGGGAGAAGTGTAGAATACCATTATTTGAAAACACAAATAAATAAAGAAGATTCTTATATCATAATTAAATATCAAGAAAATAGAAATTCTTTTTATTCGATAGTAGAAAAACTAAAATAGCCCTATCAGTGTGGAGAAGGATATGCAATCCAACGCACTAATAAGACTATTTCAGTACAAATATACAAAACTTTTTGATATACAAACAATTTTAAAACAACAATAAAATGGAAAACAAAAAATTAAAATTAGTCTTATCGTATGACATTCAGGATATGGAAGGCAATTCACAAGTATCAGAAAATTTTCTAAATACTTACGAAGTGATGTTGCCGGTGGAGGAAGTGAAACCAATTAATTTTGCGGTTTTACACACCAGTACTTGGCTTGTACTGCAACATCTACGAGAACAGATTCTTGAAAACAAACAAACTTATTCCGAATTTTTGTATTTAGGACTAAAGGCTTTTTTGAAAACAGGTTGTCGGCCTGATTTTGCAAAAGAGACACGCACTCGTCTGTATAAGTCTCTAATAAAGGAAATGGAAAACAGCCATAACGAGTGTCCGCTAACACTATCCTTAGACCAATATTATGACCTAAAGAACGGAGGTCGTCTATAAATGCGTAGAAATTATGATTCTCGTACTCGTTTTCATACTTAGAAGATTCGGTGAAAAATTCTGGATGATATTCGTAGAATCTTGAAGTTTCAAATATACTCATGATGTCCTTTTTGTTGTTAAGACCGTAAACATACAAACAATTTTTAATTCTAAATTTTTAATTCTAAATGCAAGACTTAATAAAAAACATTCTATCGGATTTGCGTGTTGACTTAACCGATGAATTCGACAAAAACTTTGAACGAAAATCGTTTTTTGGTAAATCGTGGGAAAATACTGCCATACCTAATAAGCGTGGTAGTGTAATGATGCGTACTGGTAAGTTACGCCGATCTATACAATGCAAACAAACCAAAAACCAAATAACTTGGAGCAGTAGTTTACCGTATGCTAGTTTACAAAATCAAGGTGGCGAAATTATTGTAACCGAAAAAATGAAACGTTTTTTTTGGGCAATGTTTTACAAGTCATCTAATGCGATTTTGTTTAATGTAAGAAGCAAAGCGGCCGCAAAAACAGAAAGAAACAGACGACTATCTGCAGAAGCTTTAATGTGGAAAAATTTAGCCTTGCAAAAAGTAGGTGCCAAAATGAAAATAAAGCAAAGACAATTTATAGGCGATCACCCACAAGTTAGGCAACGCATCGAACACGTTGTTAATAAAAATATGGAAGAAATTGGAAAAACAATTTTTAATAAATTTAAACAATAGCAACGGCAAAAATCAATTTCAAAAATCAATTAAAAAACAGAAAATGAGTAAAATAGTTTTACAAAGCATTCAAAATTTATTAAGTACTATTCCAGAGCTGAAATATGTAGATGAAGATTGGGGGCAACTTGACGATTATTCGCCAAATCCTCCCACGAAATTCCCTTTAGCTTTGATAGATTTGGGAAACTTGCAATATAGCAACATTGGTAAAGACAGAACTGCAATGCCTCAAAATCGCCAAATGGCAACAGGTGCAATTGTTATAAGTATTGCCAACTTAAGACTAACAAACACCAGTGCTAGAGCACCACAAACGCAAAAGGACCAAGCGTGGAGTATTTGGGACATTGTACAAAACGTACACGAAAAGTTACATGGTATTGCGGTGGGTGGTTCTGCTGGTGCTATGATGCGAACAGCCATGCGAAAAGTAAAGCGTGATGATGGAATACAAGAGTATGAAGTTACCTACGCTATTGGAATGACTAATGTTTAACTAAATAATTTAGTTTGAGAATTTATAACGTCTTCAATATTTTTCAATTCAGAGGTAATTGGCGTAAACAAAACTTGATATAAAGTAGTACGAGAGATAGGATAAACAGGGAAAATATATTGTTTGTGTATTTGAGTAAGTGGTGTATGTGGATGTTCCGAAATAGTTTTTTGGTACAGTTCCTTAATAAGCTTGTATCGTAACAGCTTATTTCTTTGTATTCCAAGGCTTCTGTTTAAGGATATAGACATATAGGCAAAAATATAAAACTTTTTTGGTATAAAAAAACCCACTTTTTTTGAAGTGGGTTTTGAGTTTAAAATTATTTATCATCCTGCAATTGCGAATATAACTTGCGCTAGTCGCCATAAAAAAACGGCGGCTAGCTGACAGTTAGCGGAAACCGTAGTGAAACCGCTTAAATATCATCAATAGAATAATAATTGATTACTCTATATCC